TTGACCGTTAAGGTCACTACCAGCAGCACGATATCGGTCAAGCGAGGGTTATACAGCGTCCCTTCAAGGCTGATCGGCGAAAATATTCGAGTTCATCTCTATCATGATCGTCTGGAATGCTTTGTCAGTCAAACACCAGTCATCACATTATCTCGTGTGTATCCGAAAACACCTGAAGGTCGTGCCAGACGAATTGATTACCGGCATGTGATTCATGCACTGGCAGCAAAACCCCAGGCCTTTCGTTTCTCCCAGTTGCGCGATGATTTGCTGCCAACACCCCAGTATCACCAATTATGGCAACGGGCAGAGCAGCAGTTTGATCCGCAGCAGGCTTGCAAATGGATGGTCTCGGTATTACGGTTTGCTTATGACCATGATTGTGAAAGCCCATTGGCTGCTGAATTGTTGCAGCAAAACCCGCTACCCGAACTGAAAGCGCTGCAAAAACGGTTTATCCGGCGTCAAGCGACACAACCGGACATACCAGCAAAGCAACACACCATCGACACGTACGACCAATTACTCAGCGGAAGCTGGATAACGCAGGAGATGGCTTATGTCTGAAGCGCTGCCACTAATGCTCAAAGAACTCAGATTGCCCACCTTCGGGCAATATTACCAGGATTATCAAGACCGGGCCTCTGAACATGCCTGGAGTTACAGCCAGTATCTTGCTGCACTTTGTGAACAAGAAATAGCTCAGCGTTTCCAAGGCAGGATCAGCAGTTGGACACGCGAAGCCAAGCTGCCACGTGGCAAAAGTTTTGCCACACTTGCATTCGATGACCTCCCCCAAGCAGTTCAGAAAAAAATCATTGCACTTCGCGACAATACCCAGTGGGCACATCAAGCGGATAATATCTTGCTGATCGGCCCTTCCGGCGTAGGCAAATCACATATTGCCGCAGCACTGGGGCTGCATCTGATTGAACAGGGTATTAGAGTCAAATGGATGCCGGCAACGGCGCTGGTTCAGCACTTGCAACAAGCCAAAAAAGAATTGGAGCTGATGACCGCCATGACCCGATTGGACAAGTATCGTGTACTGATTATCGATGATATCGGTTATGTCAAGAAAACTGACTCAGAAACACAAGCTTTGTTTGAGTTTATTGCGCACCGGTATGAGAGCGGTAGCCTGATCATTACCTCGAACCAGCCCTTCAGCCAATGGGATCAAATCTTTCCTGACACCATGATGGCTGTTGCTGCGATCGACCGAATCATCCATCACGCAACTATCATTGAAATCGACAGCGAAAGCTACAGGAGGAAAAATCAGAAAAAATCATGACGTAATAAACAAACTCAACCGGCCATCATAATTGTCGCGAAATCGGCTATGGTAATTGACGCGAGACAATCATGTTCTTTTCCCGTTTCAACATCCAGATATCTTTTCCATTGATCACCCCTTCGAGTTATATCACGAAAATTGGATTTATCCATTCCCGCAGGTAAGCACGACGGGGGGCTTGTTGAAAGATCTATTTCGTAATCTGAAAAATTCTTATTCTTCATGATTGATCACTCCAAAGACAAAATCAGATTATTACCCAATGGCAATACTATTTAAACCGATAATCTTTCGAGCGGCTTAATTTTCGGAGTTGGCAACTGTTTAGCTTGCCACAAATCCCACTGAGATTGCATTCCCATCCAAACGTCCGGCGTTGTTCCAAGCCACTGTGATAAACGGATCGCCATTTGAGCGGTTATCCCCACTTTCCCATTCAATACCTTGGAAAGAGATACGCGGGAAATATGCAGCTCTTCCGCTGCGTGCGTAACCGTCATGCCTTCAGGCAACCATTCCCTTAAGACTTCTCCCGGGTGAGCCGGATTGTGCATTCTGCTCATGTTTAATTCCTCCTAGTGATAATCCAGATAATCAACAAGAAAGACATCTTCGCCATCAAAGGTAAAAATCAGACGCCAATTCCCATTCACTGAAACTGAGTAATAATTCGTAAGATCGCCAGTAAGCGGATGCAATCTCCATCCCGGCGCATACATGTCAGCTGGATTCTTTGCATTGTCCAAAGCAGTTAGTAATACGCGAAGCTTTGTCGCATGCTTTGGTTGAATCCCCGCCTTGCTTCCAGTTAAGAAAAAAGCTTCTAATCCTTTGTGATTGAATGTCTTAATCATGGAGCAATTATAAACTGTTAACTAACAGTTAACAAGTGTTTCATTAAAAATATATTTCATTTGCTTTTATCAACTTCGGAATTAAGCGTTTCAAGAATCCAGGCATTCAACTTCAAATTCTTCCGGCGCGCGGCCAGAATATACTTGCCCTTTTCAGCTGGTTTGCACTCTACATGGAGGTAAGACTTTCTCTCTTCCTGCGGTGGCGGTGGATCTTCCTTTTCATCCATTTCCTTCATCCTTGAAATAAAAGGGGCTTGAGCCCCTTTGGTTTGTGGTGAGGATAATGTTAAGCGGCTTTCTGCTCAAAATTATCAATTGATTGTTCTGGTTGTTTTTGCGGTATCTCTAGCCAAGCCGGTGAGACATCAATAACCGGCACATCTCCTGATTTAACCGACTCGTACCTTAACGGCATTTGTACGCCAACCACATTACTTAATCCTATGTCCACAATATCATTCGGATGAACGATCGGATAATGAGTTCCGCCCAATAGTTTTGATGCCTTCTTGAATAGCATCAAATATTCCGGATCGTAACTTTTATGCTCAATATTCTTGGCCGGTTGGGATGGAATTGCTCGCCGGTAGTCCGGATATCTTCCATCATCCTGAGGCACTTCTGATTTAACCAGCCCATTGGTCACATAAACCTTACCGTCATCGCCTCGCGTTACTTCATAGTCTACGGTCGATTTCGGGAAACTTTCAGGCGGAATTTTGAAACTATCTACTTTCTCGTTCGGTTCGTTGATGCAGACAGTTAACAATACATGGCCATTTGTCGCGGTGAGTATCGTTTTATCAAGCTGCAGTTCAAAGTTGATATTCATGAGGTAATAACGAATATCTTTTTTAGGCACAATAAGGCTTAAGGCTTGGATGGTTTTTGGATTTACTTTCATGATCAATCTCCTATTAAATGCCGGGTGCGTCCCGGCCCGTTCTACAATTAAATTAAGCTGCTAGGTGTTCTTTCCAGAATTGTGCATTGCGAAAATAGTTGTGAACTAATTCGCTTGCATCGAAAGGTACTGCTGTTTCAAAACCTGGGTACTTTGTAGCCAGTAATGCCTGGGAAATTTTATCCTTCATGGCCGCCGATGGACGATTGCTGATATGGACATATTTCACCTGCGGGAGCCCTTGGATTATGTTGTTCATATCGTAATAATCTTCCATTGCCCTGAATGTTCCAAACTGGTACTTGCTGGTGATTTCTTTTATTGCTTCCATCATAGCCGGATTGATATCTTCCAGATATACGGTTACTGCGTTACCCATTGAGAATCGTTCGCTGGTTACTTTGGCTTTGACGCCTAATTTTTTGAGTTCGACGCGGATTGCTTGGGCTGCTGCTGCGTGGGGTGATAATTTGGTTTCCATCGTTTTCTCCTGTTAGCTGCCAGGATCCTCCTGGCCGGTAATTATTAAACTAATGTGAAACTAGATTTACCGATCACGTCTGTTTCGCCATTTGCAAACTTTACATAGTATCTTCCGTTTCCTCTGAATTCCAAAACTTCAATTATTTCTCCATTCTGGTGATCAAAGTAGTTTCTATTTAATTTTGCGTTTTTCATCTTAATTTCCTTTTTCTGTTTAATTTGTTGATATGTTCATTATACAGAGTATTACAAAAAAAGCAATAGAAACAACAAGTTAAATAGAGTATTTTTGAAATATTTCGTACTCGGATTTTGATATTTCCGTTATTCTGTCGCAACGGACCGCATTACCGTTATCGAACCAAGCTACACCGTCGCTATCAGGTTCCACGCGTCCATCCTCATCGCCATAATCGTACCAATTTGCAACTACTTCTCGAACTGCACTTTCGTGATTGACTCCTTCATCAACTTTGATTGATTTTTCCTGCATGAACTCAAATTCTCCGCATCTGGTTAAAATCCTTAGTAAATAGAATTTCATGGTTTCACCTGTTGGGCCGTAATGGATCGGAATGATTGATAACTGCGCACTTTTGATTGTGTTCTGGCAAAATGATCGGAAAATTCAACCTTCACACCCTTTTCATTGATCGTTTTAAGGAATAAAGACAAGTCGCAATCTTCTTCCAGGTAAACCCATTCGCCGAGTTGGTATGAAAAGGCAGAGATTTCTTTCTCGATACCTAGCTCAATCAAGAGCGCTCTTTTTACCTTCGCCCAGCCGTGACCGGGATCTGCTAAGAATTTAATTTTCATGATTACTCCTTATAAGATAGGGTTGATAGGTAACAACCAAAAAGACCTGCGTTGATATAATCATCAACACGATCCGATACTTCTTTGTTTGTTTTTACCAACAATTCAACTTCTTGACTGCTAGCTGAAATATCCTGAGCTGTTTTTTCAACCGCTTCTTTGGTAATCCATTCCATGATTATTGAGTTTTGTTTGTAACGGCTGATCTCTGCAGCTACTTTTTCGGCTATGTTCATGTTTTTATCTCCTGATCTCCCAAGATCCTCTTGGTCGGTGTTGATTAATCATTCAACTTATTGATATTCTACACTTTTTTGCCTATATGTCAATATAAGTAACTGAAAACAAACACAAATATTCTAATGTGCGAGCATTAAGAGACCGGCAACCTGACTATCATTTGCCAGGGAATATGACGAATTAAGATATTCTTTTACTTCCTCAACCGGAACATCCATTTCAGCAGCTGCATGCTGCGCGTTATGAATCCATCCGCGCAATCTACCAACTTCAACATTGAATGCCAGCATGAAAGACTGGTTAAATTTGACATGCATATTACCGTTCATGTAAACCCGTAATTCCATTAATTTTAGGTGCTTACCCGCTTTGGTGGCGCAGTAAAACTCTTCCTTTTGGCCTGCTGTGAAATTATGATTTCTTACGCAATCATCAGAATTGAAGCCAAGATTTTTAGCAATCACAATCAAGTCATCGATAAAATTTGCTGACTCTTCGGTTAATCCGCCACGAGACGCCCACCTATCTTTACTCAATCCTCCACCGGTGCGAGATATCACTAATCGATAATCCAGTTTGAAATGCGTGTGCTTATCGTAATCTTCCCGGAAATACATATACGAATTTTTTTTGAATACTTTTTCATTCGATTTATAGTTAATGATGCTTGCAGAATCGACCATTCTTTTGAATGTCTCGATCATCTGGCCATCCAGATAGCCGTTCGCATTCTTGATCGCCCATACTGTTATCGCGTAGGCATTGGATGTTGTGAAATCGATGCTTGTTTTTCTCGTAATGCTCTCAATAAACGCCTTCCTGCTGGAAGCGGTCAAACGGCTAGTCAGAGGCGTGTAATTATCAAATAACTCATGCCAGTAAGCGTTCTTGAGCCCTTTGATCTTTGACCGGAGTGAACTGATGATTGATTTAATCGATATATCAAGCTCCTTAAAAAGCGCCTCGTCTAATTCGCTTACCCTCTGATAATTGCCGATCAGTCCGTCAAGTTCAGCCCGGTACAGTACGTCAAGCACCTCAATTGTGCTTTTCCCTTCAACCAGCGAATTTTTGATTGTTTGTTTCCGCTCCCTTTCGGCAGATCGATTTCTGTCGTAGTCAGATACGTCCTGCTTGCTTACTTTTTCCGATAGATGAAAGAATTCCTCAACCCACAATTCAAAAGGATCAACCTTGTTATCGATGCTTTCATTCCGGTGTTACTTGCTTCTGTAACGCTCATCGCATAGCGATATGAAAACAAGATCAACTTTTGTCCTGGCCGTGCGATCCTCTGAACTCAGAAAATCGAATTCTCCAATTACTTCATAAGTAGCTTTTCTGGCTTCGATTGCATTCAATATAGGCTGCTGGTTTTTCCATCGCTGCGGAATGACCAAGTAAATGTAATTCGCATTGGCTTCACGAATAACCTTGACGCTCCATTCGACAAACTCGCTGTAAGGAGGATTACTAAAAATGCAGTCAACCGATTTATCAAGTAACGATTGTTCCCAAAAATCAGTTCCCAGGATACCGACATCGACCGGCAGGCTATCCAGCAATGGCCGTGCCTTTTCAATGGCGAAGTATTCTGTATGGTAGTGATCGTGGTCGTCCGATCCTCTTTCGTTCAATTCTTTGAACCGTGTCAACACCTTGCCGTTTCCTGCTCCAATATCAAGGATGCTTGCCGGGCGTCGATGGTTCGCATGTCTGTGAAAGGCCGAGATTATTTCGTTCGTGGTTGGGTACCACTCAAAATCGCTGCCGGTTGCGTTTAATTCTGCCAATGTTTGTGCTGTTGAAGTTTTCATAATTGTTCCTTAATTAGTTTCCCGGATCCGCCGGGTCGGTTAAACTTCTTAAAGATCCTATAGTAATGTGGCCAAGCCTGTTTCTCTTCTGAACAATGTTTGAAGTTCGTCAAAGCAAATATCACTATGCTCGGAGATAACTGTATGCTTCCCTGCATACAATCTGCCGAAGGAAACATCGTAGTAATCCATTTCGTTCAAAGTAATTTTTACCGTGTTAACTTTTACTCCAGTCATCTTAGGTATTCTGCAATGCATGCCGCCGCGCCCATCATTGATTGCAATAAAATCTCTCGCTCCTGTCATTGCAATAAATCTTCTACCGCCTAATTGATGAAGTATGGTTGATGCGACTTGTTTGGCTTCTTCGGTTGATAACATAATTTTCTCCTAATAGGCTCCTGAGTCCGTCAGGTCGGTTTGTTAATAAATCATTAACTTATGTATATAATCATATACTTATGACAATAATATGTCAAAAAATATCACCTTTAAACCATAAGAAAAACGAATAAATAATAATCAACATATGAAATATATTGATAAATTAAAAAAACAGTATTAATATTTACAGCGAATCGGTTGGTTGAGTTTGATCGTGATGAGATGGCTCAGCTGGCAGAAGTGCTTCACGCATCATGAGATGCATTCATTATTCGTGAAGCCAGTCTCCATAGTGAGCCTGCTTCGAGTTAACAACTTTAAGCTATGGAGAACCAGAAATGGCCATTACAAAAGTAGCCGATCTCGTCAAGCCAGAAATATTCCTTCCGTACGTTCAACAAGAAACTGCCGTTAAATCACGCCTGATTCAATCTGGAATCCTCGTTCCTGACGCTCAGTTGGATTTAGTATTGTTGGGTGGAGGAAATACCTTCAACGAGCCCTCATTCCGTGATCTTCCAGATGATGATGACAACGTTTCTTCTGATAACGAAGCAGTGTTAGCCACTCCTTCAAAAGTATCAACGTCAAAAGAAATACAAGTCCGCTTGTCTCGAAACAAATCATGGTCATCGATGGATTTGGCAGGCGATCTGGCGGGTGCCGATCCAATGTCTGCTGTAATCAAGCGGGTAGGGAATTACAAAAATCGACGGTTGCAAAGCACGTTTATCGCTGTTGTTAAAGGATTGTTGGCGGATAACGCGGCGAGTCCTACCGGAACAGATACACACACTCAAAACGACATGACCGTGGACATAAGCGGTTCGTCTTATAGTGATGGTGTTACAAATTTATCCGCAGAGGCCGTGATTGATGCCAAATTGACCATGGGCGATAGCATGGATGAGCTTGGCCTCATTAGCGTTCATTCCATTGTTTATGGCCGCATGCAGAAGAACAATCTCATCGACATGATTCCTGATTCCCAGGGTGTTTATAACATTCCGGTATTTAACGGGATGATCGTAATCGTCGATGATTCCATGCCTGCAAGTTCGGGTGTTTTTGAATCCTGGCTATTCGGGCGCGGTAGTTTCCGATTCGGGCAAGGTTGGCCAAAGGTTCCGCTTGAATCTGATCGCGTTGCGGCAGCTGGTAACGGTGCTGGTATGGAAACATTACACCATCGTTGGGAATGGATTATTCATCCGGCTGGTTGCGCATATGTTGGCACCGCGCCATCAGGTGGCCCAGGCAATACTGCTGCCAGCAACGACCTGGCAAATGCCGGTTCATGGTCAAGAGTATGGCCGGAACGCAAGCAAGTTCATATCGCACGATTAATCACACGCGAGGTTTAATCCCATGACTAAAGGCGTAAGACGCAGTGAGCGTCGCCCTTTAGCCGGGGGCAAACGGCAAAATTTCATACGGCAAAAATTTGAATTCAAGGATCTTGAAATCACGGTTGCGGATGGTGCACCTGGTTTCGGTAGCGCTGCATTGTTCAAATTGCCGGAAGGAAATGTTCTTATTCACGGGGCTGCTGGTTATGTTCGGTTATCGAGTTCGGATGCACAACTGACAGCCACATTCGATGGCGATATTTCAATCGGTACTGGATCTGATGCAGATGGATCTTTATCGGGATCGGAAATTAACCTTGTGGCAAGCACTTCCCTGGGGGCTGCAACCAGTAAAGTTTCACCGGTTGTCCGGCTGGTATCCGCAACAGCAAACAATGGCGTGATTCATGACAATACAGCCAATGATCTTCAGTTCTATGTCAACGTTCTGATAGATGATGCGGCCATTTCCGGTGAGGTCGATTTGCTGCTGAACGGCCACATGGAAGTCTTATATACCGTTCTGGGAGACGACTAATCATGCCTAAAACCACTACTAATCAAGATTCAGTCTTAACTCAAGAAGATACAAAGAGTTCGGCATCTGCCGAGCAATCCTCGGCACTTGAAGCGGAAGCAAAGGGATTTGCGGATGAAGCAGCTGCAAAAGCTAAAGCAGAAGCGGATGCGAAAGCAGCTGAAGAAAAATCCAAGTCTGACGCTGCAGCAGCCCAGGCAGATGCCGAAGCAAAACGTCTCGCAGATGAAGCGGAAGCAGCCAGGCAGCTGGATATGTCTCTTCCTGCTCGTAAATCTCGTGCTCAGGATGCACTTGATGAAGCATTGCAGGCACAAGAGCGTATCAACACGATCGTTTCCGAAAGAACCAAAGAGTTGGATGCGCTGATTATTGAGGAAAGCAGTCTGGTGGATAAAAATCCAATGTCTGAAATTCAATTTTATCTCACCCGCCAGAATCGCAAGCGTGAAGAAAAAGCTGAGAAAAAGAAGGCAATGCTGGAACGCGGACTTGATCCGGATGAATTGATTAAGGCACTTGAGACCCGTGCGCCGATCGATCAAAAGGGCGGTTCTGGCCGAAAACAGGATCCTCGTTCTGTTCGGACAACAGCGGCTAAATAATTGCAATGGCCTTGATTGTAGAAGATGGCACCGGCATGGCAGACGCTAACTCATACGAAAGCGTTGAAAATGCTGATGCCTATTTCACTGCCCGTGGAATTACCGCTTGGAGTGGTAGCGGTCCGGTGAAGGAAGCCGCGCTAATCGCTGCGACAGAATACGTAGATATCAGATGGCGCGGCAAACTCAAAGGTGAATTGCAGTTTCCGGATACTCAGGCGCGTTTATTTCCTAGAATAAATGTTTACGACGAGGAGCTCCGTCTTCTCACAGGTGTGCCAAAAGATCTCAGATCTGCTGTTTGTGAATATGCGCTTATTTCCCTAACTCAAACATTAATGCCTAATCAGCCGGTGATATCTAGTGATGTGGGTAAGGTTCTGATGGAAGAAACTAAGCAGGTTGGTCCAATAAGAAAGTCAAAAAAGTATCAAATTGGTAGTGCGTTTCAGAGTTTTAGCAAACCAGATATGTTGATGTCCACCTTCATTGTTGCCTATGCAGGACAGGCAACAGCCTACGTGTAATGAGCTCCGAAGAAGATCTCATTTTCGTCAAAGAAATGATTCGGGAAGAAGGCCGACAAATCACGCTATCCACCCTTGATCCGGATAGCGCGATCGAAGGTAAACCTTGGCGAAGCGCTACCAATCCGCGCGATCCTGAGAATACGATCCGCACAACCATTTCAGCTGTGAATATTCCGCTTTCATCGGCCAGTAGTCTAGGTATTCGCAGCGAAACAATCGAACTCTACAAGAATACCAAGAGCGTATTTATTGCCGAGCCGGGCGAGGATACCCCGGAAGATTTTGATCAATACCATGTCGTGATTGATGGCGATCAGGAATCGAAGATCAGTTTTATTGAAAAGCTTAAACCGGCTGACACAACGCTGCTTTATTACATCGGGGTTGAGAGCTGATGACCACGCAACAGCAAGCTGTTGACGCGTTATTTGGCGCTTTCAATACTGCCTGGTCAGTCAATGCGAATTATCCGGCTATCTGGCCAGGGAAAACCCCTGAAGTTGAACCAATCAAACAAACGAATCCTTGGGCATTCGTAAATATTGTTCATGAAGCCGGGAAACAATTAAGTCTTGCGGGGGCTGATGGAAAAAAACTTTGGGGAAGAAAAGGCCGGTTTAACTGTGAAATCTATATTCGCATTGGATCCGGTACTGAGGAAGCCTACACATTGGCCAGGAGTGTCGAGCTTGCTTTCTTGGGGAAAACCATTGACGGAGTTGTGTTCCGATCGATCCAGCTCAAAGAGATGGGAAATCACGGGGACTGGTTCTTGATATGCGTGTTTGTTCAGTTTGAATACGACGAAGTTATTTAATCAAGTGGAGGTGCTGAAAAATGGCAACAAATGTAAATAAGATCGATAGCAATATCACGGGGCTTAGGATAGCTGAAGAAGAAAGCATCAATGTGTTGCCAGTCACGCCAAACTGGGTGCCAGCCGAACCCAACGATTATGGTGATATTGGATCCAAAATCACGACTCTGGTTCGTAACCCGATTACAGATGGCAGGCAACGCAAGAAAGGTGTTGTAACTGATCTGGAAGCGTCCGCAAGCTTCGGTTCGGATTTCACCCAAACTAACTTCCAAGAGTTGTTAAAAGGCGTGTTTTATGCCAATTACCGAATCAAAGCCGAAAGAACCGATATTCCTTCTGTAACCGTGCAGGCAGGGGACGATACTTACGAACTTGCTAGCACTACCGGATTCCTGGTCGGATCCCTTGTTTTCGGTTCCAAATTTACAAATGCAAGTAACAGCGGATTGCATCGCGTAACGGCGGTTGATCCTGATGTATCTATTGCTGTGGCAGAAACATTGACTACTGAAGCTTCTCCGCCTGCGGATAGTAAGCTGGTTGTGGTCGGTCATCAATTCGCATCCGGGGACATTACTGTGGACGTCAGCGGATCATTGCCAAAGCTGGTATCTGCTGCCTTCGATATGTCAACGTTAGGACTCACAGTTGGCGAATGGATTTATATTGGCGGCGACGAAGAAGCTCAGAATCCATTGAATGCGGTTAATTCCGGATTTAAGAGAATCCGCTTAATTGATCCAGATTTTTTAGAGCTGGATAAATCAGCCAGCACCATGGTTACGGATGCCGGTACCAGTAAAACGGTGCGGATTTATTTTGGACGCAAACTGCAAAATGAAACCGGTGTGAATATCGTTCGTAAAACATACCAGCTCGAATTATCACTAGGCGCTCCGGATACCGCTCAGCCTTCACAAATCCAGGCGCTGTACATGAAAGGATGTTTGGCAGACAAACTCGATATCAGCATCGGTACCGCCACAAAGATTACTAACAACATCAGTTTCATTGCTACCGATTCCGAAACCAGAGCAAGCACCGTTGGATTGAAATCGGGCAACCGGCCAACGTTGGAAGATTCTGATGCTTATAACACCAGCTCGGATGTGAAGCGCATCAAGATGGCAAAGGTTTCTAATACAGATGAGGCCGCAGCGAAATTCTTTTCATTCGTTACGGATTTAAATCTATCCATATCAAACAACCATAAACCAGCCAAAGCAGTAGGCGTTCTGGGGGCATTTGATATCTCCGCCGGAACCTTCGCGGTTACTGGTGATGTGACAGCTTACTTTACCGACATCGAAGCCATTAATTCAATCCGCAATAACGAAGATATCACGATCGACGCAATTGTGGTGAAAGACAATGCCGGTTTTGCAATTGATCTTCCACTGATATCGCTTGGCGGTGGAAACCCGAATATTCAGCTGGATGAGGCGGTGAAATTGCCATTATCCATGGATGCGGCAACGGCGGCAAGTATCTCGCCTGATCTGGATTACACCGCATCAATCACGTTCTTTGATTACTTGCCGGACGTGGCAGAGGCTTAAAACGAGTTTTTTAGTAGCAGGTAGCAGTTGATAACTTTATTAATTGGGAGATTAATCATGAGCATGTACAAACAATTCGGCACTGACAAGGAACTAGAAAAGAAAGGTATCACGTTGGATTACGGTGATTTCCGCGTAACCGTGGCACGGGCAGGTAGTTCAAACAACAAGTTTGTTAAAACTCATGAATTTCTCACCAAACCGGTTCGACGTTTGATTGAGCAAGATATTTTGCCGGTTGAACGTGAGCGAGAGATCAATCGACAACTATACGCGCGCGCGGTAGTTCTCAATTGGGAAGTTAAGGACGACAAAGGTAAATGGAAGCCAGGGATCGAATCTCCCGATGGATCCATTCTTCCGTTTAGCGAAGAGAACGTGATCGCAGCCTTTGCCGCCCTGCCGGACTTATTTGCGGATATTCAAATTCAATCCAATCAGATGAAATTGTTTTTATCTGCGAATAGAGAAGCAGACGCAAAAAACTAGTAGACGTCCTGCTTTACACGTTGAAGCAGGGCAAATCAGAAAAAACAATTATTGAACAGTGCGTAAGGGAGGGTAGGGAGCTTCCCAAAGCAATAAAGAATGCACCTGTTCTACTGCGCGGGCTTGAGTTGTTTTTAGTTGCGTTTCACCGACTTGATACATGCCGCACTGCAAGTTTCGGGGGGATAGGCAGCATTTCATGGATGACCATCATGGAATACTGCGATCGGATAGGAATTACGGATCAATCTCAACGTGATGACATGGAATATCACATTAACGAGCTCGATTCGGCTTATCGTGAATGGGCTGAAGCGAAAAGGAAAAGCAAGTAAATGGCTGGATTCGATGAGTTATCAAAGAACCTCAAAAAGCATGGCGACACGATTTTGGTTAATCTTAATAGAAAAACCAAGCGCGTCGCACTTGCAATTGATGCTCTCATTGTAAAAGCTATGCCGGTCGATACAGGTCGCGCCAAATCCTCTGTGGTGGTTACTTTGAATAACCCATCACCATATGAAACAAAAGAAGCGTATTTTCCCGGTGAAAAGGGAAGTACCGAAGGGCAGAATATAAGAGCGGCAACAGAGCAAGCAAAGATTGCTATTCATTCAAGAGAGCTTGAAGAAGAAATTCATATCAATATCAACATACCTTATATAGATGACCTTAACAAGGGCCATTCTCCATTAGCAGCACCCGGGTTTATCGAAACGGCTGTAGAAGAGGGAGTTAGAAGTCAACGTGATCTACCAATTCTAAAATCTAAATAGGTAGAAAAGATGAGCATTAAAGAGTTTGTTGATATTGTTGTTGGTGAGACCGGGGCTAAAGTAGTAAAGCGCTCATTCGATGATCTTTCAGAAAGTGCTAGACGAGCTTCTGAGTCAACAAACGGTTTTAAAACAAGCCAAGACAATTGCAGCACTTCTTCTCAGATATTTGCATTCTCATTAAAAGCAGTAGGCGCGGCTCTAGCAACTTTTAAATTGGGAAGTCTGATCTCTGAATCAGCAAGATTATCACAGCGTTATAACGAATTAGGCATTGTTCTTGATACTGTCGGCAGAAATGCTGGATTATTAAAAACCGAAGTAGATGCCACCACGGAGGCGGTCAGGAAGCAGGGCATATCCATGATTGAATCCAGGCAGGTTGTTACCCGCCTGATTTCGTCAAATATTGACCTGGCAAATGCAACGAAATTGGCTAGGCTTGCTCAAGATGCGGCGGTTATTGGTCAGATCAATTCATCCGATGCGCTTAATACGCTTGTACACGGAATTACTTCGGCACAAGTTGAGGTTCTTCGCACAATCGGTATCAATGTTAACTTTGAGCAATCCTACGCAAAACTTGCCAAGGAAATGGGTGTTACATCGAATGCTCTCACTGAACAGGATAAGTTACAGGCGCGGCTAAATGTTGTATTAGGTCAAGCAGCAACACTTACAGGTGTTTACGAAGCCTCAATGTCTAATGCTGGTAAGCAAATGCGCTCTACTGAGCGGATTGTCGAGGATCTTAAAGTAAAGGTTGGCGGATTATTCGATACTTCATCGTCCTTCCTTGTTGACCAATACACTAAAACACTCAAAAGCTTAGATGATATCGCTACAAAATTGAGTGGTAATAATGGCTTGCAATTATGGAGTGATAGGATCGCGTTTGGTCTAGCGAATGTGGCTGATACTGCGATTGCTTTATCTGGTGTACTAAAAACGGTATTTGATTTTAGTATGACGGGGCTTGCGCAATTAGAAGCATTAACCAGATTGGATTTTGCCGGGGTAAAACAACTCGGTAATGATTTCATTGATTCTACAACACAACAATTTTCTAATGTACACAAGTATAAGGATGAACTTGCAGGGTTAATTAAAGAACGGGATAAGTTGGCTGCTGCAAATGATAATGAGACGGCTTCGCTGAAAAAGAATACACAATCTCAAACTATTAATAACGTCTCAAAATCTGCATCAGAAAAGGAGATAAAAAAGCTCGCTGATGCCAGAAAACAATTTATAGATGGACTGCAATCAGAAATTGATGCGGTCGGCAAAGATACTTTCCAGCTTAAAGCGATGGAAGCGGCCAAGCTTGGATTAACCAAACAAGCCACCCCTCTGATTGAGTCTCTGAAGAAAGAAACCAACGAATTCAATAAGCAGCAGGAAGCAGCAAAAAAACTCACTGATGATATAGCTCGGATCAGATCACTCAATGAATCGGTGGCCACACCTCAAGAAAAGCTGGCTTCAACCAAGGAAGAGCTCGACAGATTGCGTCAAGCCGGCCTATCGGCAGAAACCTATAACCGTGTATTGGCCAAAACCAATGATGAATTATTCAAGGTAAAAGAAACCGGACGGGATGTATTCGGAAGCTTGGATCAGTTTGCAATCCAGGGCGCGAGGAATATCCAAACTTCACTAGCCAATTTCCTGTTCAATCCCTTTGATGACGGTCTTGAAGGGATGGTGCGCGGTGTTGCGGATGCTGTTCGCAGGATGATTGCTGAATTTGCGGCGTTTAAGATTCTTCAATCATCGGGTATCGCATCACTATTCAATTCAGGATTTGGCGGCGGTGCATCATCCTCTGGCAACAGCGCGGCAAACTTCCTCAACATAGCAAGTCTGGGCAATAGCTTAAAGTCAGGTTTCCGCAGCGGGTTTGGTATTCCATCCGTGGTTGGGCGTGGATTGTCTATGCTGCCAGGATCGGTGGGGGCATTTGGAGCTGGTTTGGCTGGAACCGGCGCCGGAGTATTTAGCGCTGCCGGTGGTGCGGGGACGGCATTTATCGGCGGCGCTGGTACCGCAATCGGCGGTTCAGGAATGGGTGTTGCTGCTGGATTGGGATCATCCGTAGCCGCAGCTGCGGGACCGCTTGCAGTGGCAGCGATCGCCGATGTGGTATTCCGTATGCTTGCCGGTAATAAATCAACAGGTAGCAAAATTATTGATTCTATTCCTGTGATCGGAAGCCTGGGTGCTTTACTGTTCGGACACGGGCCGCTTAAATTCCGTCAGGAAGCACTCATAGGCAAGGCATCCGGGGAAGGTTTTGACGGTAGAGTTACCGACGTTTTCCGGGCAAAAGGCGGACTGTTTGTAGGCAATAAGCACCATGAGCAAGCATCCCCAAATGAAGCTGCATTCCTTGATCTATTTGATAACACGCTTAAAGGGTTCGGCACTTCTGTCAAAGGATTCGCTGACAATCTTGGACTGAGTACAGATTCAGTAACCAATTTCTCCAAAGAAATTGATCTGAGATCGGAAAAAGGCAAGCGCTTAACCGAAGAAGCGGTTCAAGAATTACTGGATAACCTGGGCAATGAAATCGCCGGGGGAGTTCTTGCCCAAATCGATGTAATAGCCAAATCAGGCGAGACGAATATCCAAACGCTCTCCCGATTGAGTGCAGAGTTCGATGTGCTGAATACTGCTGCCTTATCCACGGGCAGATCATTGAAAGAGGCGCGTGATGCAATTCTCAGCCTTCCTGCTACATTCCGCACGGAAGTTGTTGATCAATTGGGTGGTGTAGATGCGGCAAGCCAGAAAATCGGATTCTTCATTGATAACTTCCTCAGTGATACCGAAAAACTCAAACCAATGTTTGAATCATTGGATCAACAAATGCAGAAACTTGGATTCTCTGCATCGATCACGCGCGATGATTTCACGAATCTGATTAAGAGTGTTGGAAGTGCCGGAGGCATCACCAAAGATCAATATATAGGTTTGCTTGGGCTAATTGAGCAATTTGATCAAGTTGATAAACTGCGCGATAAATTATCACAAAGCACCAATAGCCTGGTTGAAAGAGAGCGCAATCTGTTGGATATCAGAAATGAACTGACTTCCACCTACCAAAAAGAGCGCTCAGAACTTGAAGGCACGATTTCTAAATTCAAGGATCTTGCCGGCCAATTGAGAGATTTCCGGCAAAGTTTATTGCTTGGAGAGTTATCTCCTTTAACCCCACGCCAGAAACTTGATGAGGCGAGACAACAATTCAACGAAGTGCGGTTGAAAGCAGCCACCGGCGATCAAAACGCGCTGGCGAAATTGCCTAATGTGGCGCAAGAATTCTTGAAGGCCAGACAAACCTACAATGCATCTTCTGCTGCGTTTGTCAGTGATTTTAATTTGGTTCAGAGCGTTCTCAAAAATGCTGAGGGCGTTGCACTTTCCCAAGTGGATATCACCACGCAGCAACTAAAAGCGCTCGACGACAGCGCACTCAATCTGGTTGATATTAACCAAAATACCAAAACCACTACCGATCTGGTTAAAGAGTTGGTTGCCACAAGTTTGAAGGGTGCGGGTAATCCATCAATATCGACTCAAACGATCAAAGATTATCTTGCTGCCAATCCTGGATTGACACCTCAGCAGGTGGGAACAAAAGCGGCTGAATTCGGAGTTTCGGGCGGTCAGTTATCAGCTGCGGGTTATGACATTTCTAAACTCAACCAATCCCTCGGTGGCACCAGCGTTACTGATAAACAGATTATCGATTTCGTGAACGCCAATCGTAACAATCCGATGGCTATATACAACGCTGCGCGCGCCAATGGAATTTCCTCCAGAAGATTATCCAGCGTGTCCGGAATAGCCCTAACCGACATTGAAAAATTTGTTCGTGATAACGGATTGCAATCATTTGCTCGTGGAACTGACTTTATTCAAAAATCAGGTCTTGCCATGGTTCATCGTGCTGAAGCCATTGTTCCATCATCAACGACTGATGAGATTAGGAAGTTGCGCGAAGAAATCGTGCAACTACGACAAGAGCAAAATGAACAAACTGGCGACATGATCGCTGCTACAGATATCACAAACAAACAAAACGCCAAGGTAATTGCAGAAGCTTTGATTGAAGTTGAAAACCGCAGGCAGTGGAATGAATCAAGAGAGCCAAAGATTGCATAAAGAGAGATAAATATGGAACAAATCAACCTAAAATTGAAATTATCCCCACACTTCACCCTTGGTGAGTTTATTCACTCTGACAAAGCGGTGGAACTGGGAATTGATAACACACCTCCTGATGAAGTTATCGAAAGACTGAAAATCGTTTGCTGCAGGATTCTTGAACCGGTGCGCGATCATTTCCATACAGCATTTAAACCCAGCAGCGGTTTCCGGTGTCCGGAATTAAACAAGGCTATTGGTAGCGGTAATACATCACAGCATATTCGCGGAGAGGCGGTTGATTTTGAGGTGCCGGGCATTTCAAACTATGATTTGGCGGAATGGATATCTACCAGCCTGATTTACGACCAGCTGATACTCGAGAATTACACCTCTGGCATTCCGAATTCCGGGTGGGTGCATTGCTCAATCGTTAGCGGGAAAAACCGCATGCAATGCCTGACGATTAAAGGCAAATCTCGACAAGTGGGATTGATAGCCTAATTATGGCAGTCAATTTCACAGCCTGGCTCCAAGACACAACCGCGATCAGGTGCATTCTTGTCGAGGCTGTATCGAATATTGCAGGCGTGGATACAACGCATTACTCGTCTACAAAAGCATATATCGACGAAACAAATAATCGTATTTATGAGCCGATCGTTTCAGCGAATTCAATCCAGCTAATAGAGCGCATGAGCATAGATTCATCGCCTTCGATGTCGTTTGGTGATGTGGAAATTTATAATTTAGCTGGTTCTTTGGATATCTGGTTGACCTATATTTGGGCAAACAAGCCAATAAACATCTATGCCGGTGACGTGCGCTGGTTACGCTCCGACTTTGTGACAATATTCAGCGGTACCATTGAAGATATTGATAGCCGATCAGCGCAAACTCTGAACATCAAAGTGCGCGACAAGTTGCAGCGGTTGAATACGCCCATAACAGAAACAAAACTGGGTGGATCAACGCCCAATAAAAACGAGATTATTCCATTGTGTTTCGGTGAATGTTTCAATGTTTCGCCGTTATTGAGCAACCCGGCTACGCTTGAATTTCAGACACATCAATCCGCCATAGAAGAGAATCTTGAGGTTCGTGTCAATGGCGTTCCTGTTGGACTGGTTAATGATATTGCGCATGGAAAATTTACACTTACTGTACAACCTTTTGGCAAAGTCACACTTAGCGTTCAAGGCGATAAACCTGGATCATGGAATACTACAGTTGCATCGATTATCCAAAGAATCGTACAAAATTACGGTGGCGCCAACAAATTCACTTCCGGAGATCTGGATTCTGCCCAATTATCGGCCTTCGATTCAGCCAATCCTCAGCCGGTTGGGATTTATATCAGTGCGCGTGAGAATACCCTAGGCATATGCAACCAGCTTGCGTCCAGCGTTGGTGCGCAGTTAGTTATGTCCCGACTCGGGAAATTGCAGTTACTAAAACTTGAACTACCGGCACCCGGCACCCCTTTTGAGATTGGCCCGGATGATATCTTTGAAAACACAATCAGAATTTCCAGAAAGTTGCCTGTCAAGGCGGCATTCAAGGTCAATTACAATAAGAATTGGACTATTCAACCAGAATTGGTGACCGGCATTCCGGAATCACATAAAAAAATATATGCGTCTGAATACGCAAGCGTAACTGTAGAGGATGCAACAGTAAAATCAAATTACGCGCTTGACAGTGAGCCCATACCAATTGATACCTTGCTACTTACTGCATCGGATTCAATCAATGAGGGTAATAGATCGCTTAATCTTTATAAAACACCTCGTTTTATAATTACTTTTACCGGTAAACCCAGACTTGTTGAATTATTTCTTGGTCGAGCTGTGACATTGACTTATCCGCGCTTCGGGCTAGATTCCGGCAAGGACGGTCAGGTTATCGGACTGTCCATAGACTGGTCAACCCTGTACTCGCAGGTCGAGGTGTTTGTGTAATGGCCGCGATCCTCAACGATCTTGATGCTTTCCTGCAAGCGGATACTCCACGCACAGTCCCAGTTAATCTTGGCTCGAACGTCAATGTCAACGGCACACTTGGCGGCACCCCCGTCAATACTGTCGTTACAAATGCAGCAAACGCAGCTGCGCATGCTTCTTCCAGTGGAAATCCACACAATGTTAATCTCACCCAAATATCCGGTGATCTGGATGATATCAATGATGGCGTGACTTTTTTTCGTACAAATGCGAATCAAGTGACCGGGGCCGGTAGGGGGTTCAATGCACTGAATTCAAGTAGTGAATATATTAAGTCTCTTAAAAGCACCCAACTCACGGTAGTGGGCAGCAATCCATCTACTGGGTGGGTTGGCGATGCTAACGGGATCAGAATGTACCAATCTAGTGTCCTTAAAGTAAATATTCCTGTGTCTGGAGCCCCATCTTTTACTGCCGATATTACAGGTGGCTCAAATATAAATATAACCGGCAACGGGATATTTAATGGTTTATCCACATCAACATTTGGTAACGCGGCTGTTACAGCAAACCAATCTCAAAACGCTCTTAACGGGATCGTCGGTTATGCTGATTCTGGTTCTGGTGGTACCGGCGTTATCGCAGTGGGCTCCGGTCTTGCAGTAGCCTTACTTGCGTCTGGACGTTCAAATTTCCAAGGAAACGCCAGTTTTCAGGGTGGCATTTCAACAACCAGCACAACCTTGGTTTCGAATCTGAACGCTGACATGGTTGACGGTAAGCATGCTGTAAGTCTTTGCTCGACTGTCGTGCCTGAAACCGGCACATGCACTGTTTCCGGGGGCGGGTTCAATCTCATATCAAATGTTACGTCTCAGCAAGTGCGCGGCAATAACTCGAACGGTTTGATTATTGAGACTGTATCCGATGAGAGAACGAAATTTGATATTCATCCGGAAACACTCGGCCTGGATTTTATAGATTCAGTTAATTTCATTACTTTCAGGAACAAATCAAAGCCTGGCTTGAATTATCACGGATGGACCGCTCAAAACCTCATTCCTTTGATGAATGGAAAATTCGATGATGCGCTGCTTCATATAAATGGAGACGGGATGTACGGGAGCGACTACATATCCATGATTGGCCCCATGGGTTTGGCAATTCAGCAATTAAGAAAAGAAGTTAATTTACTAAAATCCGGCAAACGTAAAGGGAGGGTTATAGATGTCCAGAAAGCGTGAAGTAATACTTGATCAAGATGAAGATATTGTGGCTTATGAGCACCATTTGCCCGGTCGAATGGTTCGGGTAATGGTTGGATTTGGCACGATCATGCCAGATGGTGAGTTTAAAGCTGCCGAAGAACAGAACTATGAAAACTTCATCATTCAAGGCGTCGGTTACGACAATCTCATTGCCGCTACAGAAACCAAGCCTGCCGGAGTGTTCAGAAAAGAGGATTTATGGCAATTCGTTGACCTGGGACGTGCGAACGTTGTCGCCGAGCGCGAAAAAATCATGCAGGAAAAAATCAAGAAAGAAGCCATTGCCGCGGCGATAGCTAAAACTGAGCTTGAATTGGAAGAAGCGAATAAAAATGTCAAATCTTAGAATATTGTACAAAAATATTTTTGACGATTACTCCGGGGCCGCAATGTCAGTCCCGGGATCCGTTATCGGACATCAGCTTATCAACCTCAAAGATGATCAAAAAGCTAAAACCTGGAGGTCGGTAGATCTCTCGTCACCAAAAATGATCATTACTTGGGCAAGCGCCCAGGAAATCAGTGGCGTAGCGCTGGCATTTACAAACCTGATTGCGGGATCCACTTTCCAGATCACACTTTATGATGACCCAGCTGCCGGTACTCTGTTACATGATACTGGCGCGATTCCGGTTACTTACAATTACGACCCTCCTGTTGGATTTGATTCTATCGGATCGGCTTCATTTGCTTACGGCGGCGGAGCGCACGTCTCTGCTTTCTTTAATTCCGTTTCAGGTGTTGAAAGAATGGAGATTGAATTAACCAGCGCGGGTAATCCGGACGGATACATTGAAATCAGCCGAATCATTGCCGGTAAATTTTGGGAGCCGAATGAAAACGCTGATTATGGTGCCAAGACTGATTTCATCGATACAACAACCGGCATGAGGACGTCGGCTGGTGATCTGATAACTGATCGCGGCACCATCACACGCGCGATGGAATTTTCCATGCAAGCCATGGATGCTCAGGATAAAGCAGCGCTTAACAATTTATTTCGATCTATTGGCAAAAGTCAGCCATTGTTCATAAGTCTTGTTCCTGGAAATGGTCCCATCACGGAAGAACAATTATCACAACAAATATACGGCAAGTTAGATCTGGATTTATCTGTAACACTTCCATTTTTCCAACGATACAGCGCGTCCAAACGCATTGTGGAGATATAAAAATGTACTTTACACCAAGACGAAGACGATCAGATCATGCCACAGAAGCATGTCCAATGACTCCTGAGCAGATCAAGGTAATGCTGCACAACCAAGAACAAATGATGAAAGACGTAGCGGATATGAAAAGGTATATGTTTGCTGGCCGAATTGTGGTCGGCACACTTGTTGTTATCGGTCTATCGCTGGATTGGGTGCGAGATCACGCTATCGTTATTCGTGCATGGATATTGCCTGATAAATAGCATCTCATGACGTCGGATATCAACATCTCATTGCTGCCAAAAACCCTGCAAGAAATAGCGCAGGAAATCGGCATTTCTGACACGCTGAAACTCGTGCGTCACTATGGCGGTACCAGCGTATATATACCGCGGAAGCTCAAAGTAGGGCATGAGTTGATTGCCGTTCTTGGCATCGATTCAGCCACAAAAATTTGTGAAAAGTTCGGGGGTTATGACAGAATAGAAATCCCTAAAGCTCAAATGTTAACCTTAGAGTTAAGAAATATTGAGATACTCAACGACAAGAAAGTTCTCAGCAGATCAAAAATTGCGCGCAAGTATGGCCTGACCGAGCGCCAAATTACCAAAATCCTTCATCGAAATAGACAATCCCAGGCAATAGAGCAACCCGCTTTATTCTAGCAATTCATTCACGGGAACCGGTTCCCGCTTATCCATCAAGTTCAGCAGTGCCATCATGCCTTCCAAATGGAAGGTATCAAAACATTATCCGCAAAATTTCATAGCCAATTCGACGACCACAAACTTTTTCGTCGACTTTTAATGCTGTTCATCTGCTTCATGACTTATCTGGTAACCGTGTGGGCTTTTGAGTTTGCAAACAATAATGCCGAGCATGTTGATGGCCTCCAGCTTGCCGCGATCATCACAGCGGTACACGCACCAATTACCGCTTTAACCGGGTACTTATCGAAATTGTACTGGGAAAAATCAAAATGAGTCTACCTTCGCCAACATTAATCAAAACCGGCTTAATCATTGCGGCAATCACCATTTTATTGGCATTGATAGCCATTGTTACTTACAAAATCTTTGATAGCGGACGTCTGCACGAGCGCGCTATTTGGCTGGAAGACAAAGCCAAAACCGACAAGGAGGCGGCAGAGGTATTGGCGCAGGAACGGGCAAAGTATGAAGCGGCTTTGCTTAAACAAAAATCCGATTTGATAGGGGCATTCAATGAATCTGAAAAACTTCGCAATGATCTTGATCGTGATCTGGCTGAGTCTCGTAACCATCGCATGTACGTCAGCACCCAAAAGCCAACGAGTTGTAGTGCCGCCGGAGAAGCCAAAGCCTCAAATTCCGGCGGAACTGGTGGAACAGGTGAGGAAATTTACTGGCAAGAATTGGATCCAGGAGCAGAACAGGCTATTCGGAATACCTTCCGAGAAATAGAGGAAGGGAAAAACGCTTGTAAAGTTTTGCTTGATAAATTTGCGCTGCCAAATATGGAGATTGTTTATCCATGAGATCCGAGCTCTGCTATCAAGGCGGTTACAAATACCTCCTTCAGAATCGCTATTTCGTACAGACTCAGATTTTTCCTGCTGAGGATATCGTAACCGAGTACATCACGCTGCTTAAATCCGGCTTGATGATTATCGAGCGTCGATATGCTTGGGACGGTCCGAGCGGTCCGGCGATCGATACACCCAGCGTTATGGCGGGTTCGCTTGTCCATGATGCCGGATATCAACTTATACGCGAAGGCTATCTACCAGAATCATTCAAGGCTGAATTCGATGCTTTGCTTAAAAGAATCATAAAAGAAGATTCTTGCCTGGATAAATCCCGATTCCAAAAACTTCGATGCGCAATCAATCGCATTCGTGCTGAATATTTTTACGATGCTGTGGAAATTTTCGGTACCAATTTCCTGCGTCAGCAGAAAGAAACAATTCGTATTAAGCCCGGAGTGGAGGTTTGATCATGATCACCAAAGTCCAGAAATCTATAGCCACAAAGAAACTTAATATAGCACCCGAGAAACTCCCAGTAAGGGGTAGGGGGGCAGCTGCGGTTCCGCTTGGAAACTCAAATGCGCAAAGCGCTTACGTTTACATTCGATATGCATCGGACGCATCCGGAACTGGCTTCTCAGACACCCCGAACAGTGGTTTGCATTACATCGCCATTAAATCTTCCGCAACCAGGATTGTAAATCCCATCGCATCAGATTTTGAAGTCCTATGGTTCAATTATAAGGGCGATTCGGGTGAGGGGGTTAATACTGTTATTCCGGGTATTGTTGACCCTACTACTGAAGGCAATGACGGCGACCACTATATAAATACTGCTACGAATACTTATTTCGGAGCAAAAGCCGGTGGTACATGGCCAGCAGGTGTATCGATGATCGGCCCTCAAGGACCGCAAGGGGATCCTGGCGATCCCGGCGAGAATGGGAATACGATCATTTATGGAGAAGGCGCACCTACTGAAGAAGACGGTACGGATGGTGATACGTACATCCGCACGGATACGGATTTCATTTATGGCCCAAAAGCCAGTGGTGTTTGGCCTGCCGGTAGAAGCTTGATAGGACCACCTGGTGAATCTGGAGGTGCGGGTGTAAATGGAAAGACCATACTTTATGGAACGGTAGCGCCTACGACCGAGGGAGTTGATGACGATTTTTATATCAATATTTCAACAAACATGATCTATGGCCCAAAAGTAAGCGATGAATGGCCAGCAGCCGTGAGTTTGGTAGGTCCCACTGGCCCCACGGGTGCCAAGGGTGATAAAGCTGGATATCCACTTATTTTTAGTAATATCACCAATACCGGAGTAAATCCTGGGCTGCCATATTTTCGCTTCAATAATGCAAATAGTTCTGGAACCACCGAGATAGCTTTACATAAAGTTACAACTGATGGTTTCGACATGACTGATTTGTTTGGAAGTTGGGAAGTTGGCGGAAGGTTGTATTTCGAGCAGCGAGATGGAAATAAGCGCGCCACATTTGGCATTACATCAATTGAATCCAATGCTAATCACTGGGAATTCGGTGCGGCATTCTTGTCCGGGATTAATTTTGCGCCCGGCGATGTCGTGTCGATTAATTATTACGATTCTGCTGAGACGCAGGTTTACGATGATTTGGGTGATCCTGATCTTCCGCCAGCGAGTACAAACCCTACGTTAGCGGTAATTCTAAACAATATCAGCGGCAATGCAACTGGCAAAAAAGCGATAGCGGTTTCAGATGGTGCTTCAACCTACGATGGCGTAGGAAGGATGGTCATTGAGCATGATAACGAAACGCACGCGCTTGTTTTTCCGAATACCGGGTTGACCTGGACCGCAAGCGATGTAGGTGGATTCGTTAGGTTAACAGCAAACGCTGCGCACGGTTTAACAAGTGGTGTTTGCGACAATAAAGCTAAATTGCATATTGGAACTGCTTCAACGGGTTTTGGGCTTTATGATCTTCTACCCATTACTTCAGTTGTAAACACTACCGTAATTCAAACTTCATTCCCTTGGCCTGGTGGCACTCCTGCTGCACCCTTGATTTCTGATGTTGGAGATACTGCGCAGCTTAAACCTACAAAGATACCTGCACTTAGAAATAACAGTCGGATCATTGTTGACGCAAATTTCATTGCATCAGGAGCTGGAAATAAGACTGCTGTAGCAAAACTTGGCGGCAGTGACATATTTACGCCGGCAACAATTACAACAGCTGTAAATATCCATATCCCTTTTGAAGTCTATAACAAGGGTGTGACCGGCGTTCAAGAAACCAGGATGGGCATTGCATCCGCAAATGGTGTTGGAACCGGAGCTGCTGGGGCCGTGTTGGGGATAGATACCACATCACCAGTTGACCTTACTTTCCACTTCACATCCACTGTTGTAAACGAACTGATAGGAATACGCAGCCGATTAATAGAGGTAATCCATTAATCATGGCTATAGGATTATTCTCCAAACCAAAGCGCCGGGTTGTTCGCAATCAGAAAGATGTGTTTGTCCCAGGATTCGGAATTAAGTTTCCACGGTCAGCTTACGACAATTCAAGCAGCGCCGGGGCATTCAGTTTCGACGGGACAAATGGCCTTTTAACAAGGCTGTCTGGCAATCCAAATTGGCGATTCGTGCAGTTTGATCTTTATCCGGGACATATAACTCAAGGCCCAGGGGATTATGGTAAGAGCAATCCAAATAGCCCATTAAATAAACTGAAAGACAGAATAGCGACTTTGGGTGCCATGGGTGTTAAATCCGGCTTAATGTTCGTTCAGCGTGAATTCGATGTGTCAGTGGGTAATGACGTGCGTCAATTACTTCCTGCGCATTTGGTATCTACACGCGGGACATGGAATGGCGCCGGTGGTACAACTGTACATACAATGTACGAAGGGTGCCTGGGAATTGAACCTGGAGCGGCTCAGGGAAGCCATAATCGCGGATACACCTTTCAATACAGCAATGCCATGATCCAGAACTGGCACAGGGAATTTTTCGCTGACATGGCAGCAGAATTCGATGAGAATCCTAATGTGATGTTTGTTGGTACCAGCGAATCAAGCTATGGCACTATCAGCGTACCATTCAATAGCGGAGCAAACAATCCGGAAACCGTGGCCAGCATGCAATCCGGGCGGATACAAATGGTGCGGGATCTTGCCGCTGCATTTAGATATACAGGAGTTTATCACGATCTAAATTTTACAAGACAATTAGCAAAGGATTGGTACGACAATCATGCTGTGGAGGCAAGGGTGTGGCTTAGTGCAAGCAATACCAATTGGAATGCAAATTCTAATGTTCCGGCACAAGGCAACCAGCCAAAGGGTGCATTACAATATTATCAAGACTTCACCGGAATTCTGCCTAAATTTGCGCAGTGGCAGGGTGATGACATGGATGAAATCAACCCGGCAACCGGCGTACTGCATACCATGCAGGATTTTTATGATCGAATCACAAGCCCATATATTGCGGCCAGCATGTGCATGATCAATTATCAACTAAATCCAAAAACACCTGGCACACATGCTTTTGCAGACTATGATGATTTTATTAAAACTCTGCCGTTTCCTCATGGTGGACTTTTGACTTCCCGGCCAACATACGTTTGTTTAACCAATCGTACTTTACCCCAAAATTAG